TTGGAATACATTGCATCAAGTAACTTTTGTGGCTTAACAATTCGCCAATCATTAGCCATCGAAATCAATTTGAACATCAGAGTGGTTTTGCCAGTTGCTGGCTCACCACCCATTGCAATCACTTTCACCATATTTCACCCTAAAACTTTTTGAAAGAACATAAAATTATAAATAAGAAGAACAATACTTGTAGGTCCAAATATGTATTATCTAGTATATAAGATAACAAATAAAAAGTCAAGTCAATTCTATATTGGTAGACATGCAACCAAAGATATAAACGATGGTTACTTGGGTTCTGGTTCTCATCGAATGCTAAAGCAAAAGAAACATCTAGAAAAAGAAATTATACACATAGCCGAATCTCAAAAAGAAATGATTGATATGGAAATAAAATTGATATCAGAAAATATAAAAAACCCAAACTGCGTAAATTACATCATAGGAGACCCAACATTTGGTGGTGTGGTCAGCCATTCTGAGAAATCAAAACAAAAGATAAAAGAAGGTTCACTTCGTTATAGAACCTCGAATCCAGAAAAATTTGCTGCTCATGTTTCTAGGGCAGGGAAATCTTTGAAGGGCAGAAAACAATCTGAGGAACATATAAAAAATCTATCTGCTGCAAGAAAGGGCAAACCAAAATCAGAAGAATTCAAAAGAAAGGTTTCTAATACTCTTGCGGGCAGAATCAATAGACCAAGAGAAAGTCTGTGTAAAAAATGGAAGATCATAGATATATTGGAAAATCAAACTTATATCGTTGATGATAGAGTCAAATTTTGCCAAGAACGCAATATAAAATACCAATGCTTCAATGTTGCGACTAGAAATGGTGCTTTATACAAAAAGCGGTGGCTATGCGAAAAAATCATTTAGATTATCACAGTCAACAAATATTTCCCAAGGTTCTCTGATTTTTCCTGTTTTTAGATAATCGCTGTTTGAAGAGTTTTCTTTAGTCAAGGAAAGATTTAGCAACCTCGTGTCTAAAGTTTCCTTTCTTGCTTGCCACAATACATTCCATTCAATGCCATTCCAGCCATCTTTCTCGGCTTGTTCAATTTCTTGTTTCTGTCTTGCTAGATAATATCCTAAAAATCTCGTATGATGATTTCGGAATATCTTGCGAAAACTGCAAAGACAAGTTTCCATCGTGAAGAAATCGATTTGATTGCTCAGTTCAGGGAATCGAGATCTGGTTTCCTCAAGAATGTCCTTGGCAACATCTTCAAGGTCATTGCATTCTGCACTAGTGAGTTTTGTATCATATTTGTCATCTTGCCCGATGGCGAGATGCAAACCATTACGATGTGAGCGAGAGCCAGAATAGTCATCCAACATGAGGCTAGTAGGTATGCAGTTGACGCCAGCAGTATGATCAAGATGCTGAAGATAAAACCAAGTGGAATAGCGACCAAACTTGTGAAGAGAGTTTTTAAGATTATTCCAAAGGTTGTTGAAAGTTTGTTGCTCATTGTCTCCATAATAACTCTCCAGCACTTCACGTTGTGTTCTTTTGCCAATAAATTTTTGGTAAGATTCGAACATGGCTGGCAAGTGACCCTTGTTCCACTTTGTATCAGTTTGGTATCTCAGTCTTTTATAGTTATGACTATTCCACCAAGAGATACGATCCACAGTGGCGAGTTCATAGTCGGGAAACTCGTTCTTCAGAACCCATGCAGTTGGTAGTTGATATGTATTACCATACAACCATGCAAACCACAAACGTTCCTCGTCATTGTGTTCGTATCTCTGGTGGAGATAGTTGGTACACCATACGGCTGGATCGCAATCGCCGAATTTCATCGACCATGCGTACCAGCGTATGAAGTGTTCCCGCCTCTCTTTAGTTGTTGAATGCAGGGAGGACATCAATTGTAATATCAAGGTTCATATAGTTTATCATGACACGAAGTTTATCAATATGCTTTTCTTGATCTTCAATAGCAAGTTCGTTTTTGTTCTTAAAGTAAAGAACAATCGCGCCCTTCTTTTTCTTTACATTATACATACGGTGTACAATGTAACCAAGAGCCACAGCATGTTCTGCTTTAGAAGCAGTTGCATGAATCGCAGCAGTACCTTTGACTTCATACTTCTTGACTTTGTAATTGTTCAAATAATGATCGTCATAAGCAATTAGATTATCCTGATACTTCAACGCATTTTGTTGCGTCTCAAAGTCATTCAGAATTGAACGAAAGATACCGTTCAACTTCTTCTTGTCTTCAGTGATCAAAGAGAATCGCTCATAGATCAATTCACGAGCACTATCAACTGCCAATGGATCAGAAAGATCAATCCCTTCGCGAACCAAAAAGTTGTTAATGTTTCGCTTAATGTCAGCATCTGTATTCGTCTTTCGAACAACAAAGTCTTCCTTGTTCTCAAGCATACCAAAAAGATCATAGTTTGACAGACGAGTTTCTTCGTCAGCGCCAAACTCTGTCTCATTAATATACACGACAGGAATTTCTTTCAACGCTGTTCTTGATACTGCTTCGAGACGATTGTTGCCATTCAAAACTGTATATACAATTTTGCCGTTGACACGAGAGACAACGACAACAACTGGGTCTTTGAGTAACCATTCCCAAGCATCTTTTGGACTCTGGTCGAATCGCGATTTAATCTTACGAACATGATTTGGATCAATCTGTTCAACACGAATCTGATTACGCTCATATCCATGTACAACTTTGACGCATTCAAGAACAACTTTATAATGACCAGACTTGATTGCATCATGAATCATCGTCACCGTTGCTTTATCTTGAGTGAATCGATCTGCAGGGACAATACCGTTCGAACGACCTTCAATCCAATCAACAACTAGTTGTTTGTGCTCAACAGCGAGCAGTGATTCATCAACACAATGAGCATTGTTTGATTTATTGTAGAATTTATTCTTATTCCAAGACATACCATAATCCAGACCGAACCACTCAATCGTCTGAGCAAGATCATCTTGAAAAGCATTGCCTTCGAACAATAAGTTTTTTTCTACCTTTCCTTTATAGTAATCTTCCCAGAAATGGGGATTACTGATTGATGAAATATAATCTGGTCTATCAGTCTTTGGCGACTTATATCCAATATTCATCATTCCGTTTTCGATATTACGGAAACCATACACATAACACTTCTTCGATGTAAACATTTTAATCACCTATTTTTTGGCAAATAACTTCATGCCATATTAGTCGCACCGTTATTGGTAGCAACAGATATATTATAGACTATTGCGCGGCAAGAGTAAACAACAAATTTAAACAAAAATCTCACGTGTTTCGTTGGGTGCATAAACTTCTACACATCCACCTTTACCCTTGCGAGTTATCGCCTTTGCAATTATTGCGTCAGAAAAATCATAAATGCCATCGGCGAAATTCTTGCCATTAATCTTAAACATGCTCAGAGAGCATCCACTTTTTTGTTTTCCCAAAAATTTAAATCCCATGGCTTCGTAAAAAGTCACAGCATCAGGCTCTGCTGAAACGCGATAGTAACTGGTGCCAAGACCTTGCGCTCGATCGAGAGAGTCTTGCGTTAATATTCTTGCTACACCTTTGCGGCGATGTTTAGCAAAAGTGTGTAATAACTGAAGATTGAATATGTATGGGGTTTTCTTAGAGCGAGTTGTGATAATCGCGCCTGCTAGTTCCTGCTCCGCCGCCCCTTCCCAATATCCGATACAATACTGCCATTGATCTTGCATGTCTGCTTTTGCCACGAAAGTCTTGGCAAAGGAGTCTGCTTTGTCTTCAGTGATATGCGCGACAAATTCATCGCGACTAGTTTCACGCAGCCTCATGAAATTCGCGTTTCTTTTCACCACGCTCTTTCGGATATTTGGTTTGAACCCAACCAAGATATTCACTTATATTCCAGATGAATGGAGGAAATCTATAATTTTCTGCAGCAAGAATTTCTTTTACTGATGGACCATTATTCAATGCAGCATCTATAAACTTTTCAACAAACCGAAATTGTGATTCAAGTTCTTTGCGAAGAATTGTTGAACGAAAGCATCGAAATTCAATAGTTCCAGTATGCTTCATACAGTATGTATTGATTGCATATCTAAATGGGCGACCCATTGATACACCATCTTTGCCAGCAGCATGTAATTTAATGAAATGATTGAAGTCAGTTGCAAGATTGATAATGTTATCGCACATATAATCTGGCATTGGTCGACCACCATCATACTTCAAATACATCTTTGCGCCTTCGCATGACTTCATATCTTT